AAAGGTTATACCTTTCAAAGGAAAGATAGGTGCTATCTCAGGAGAAGCAGATGAGTAAAAAAATTAAATGTCATAAGTGTAAAACTAATGAAGCATATCCAGAAGATATGGAGAATCGTGCTTGTAATCTTTTATTGTGTGATGATTGTTACACAGAGATAAGATATTTACTTGCAGATTATTTAGGTATACATATACAAGAGATTAAGATATGAGTTTTAAAAAATATAGAGTGGAAGTAGAACTTGAATTTGATAAAAGACCTTCAAAGAAAGTTGTGCTAAATAGATTGTTTGATATATTAAGAGATAACAAAGTTGAATACAAATTATATAAGTATAACAATAGGTTATACGATTTTGTTCAAAGGAGGACTTAACTATGATAAACATAAATAAAGAAATGATACAAATATTTGTAAGTATTTTAGTATGGTATTTTCTATGTTTTATCGTACCCTATGTTGGGTATTGACTATAACATTAATGTAATGTATAATGAGGAGTATATGGAAAATAATATGTATGTAATATCTATGCCTTATCCTAATCATATAAAGCTACCAGATATTTTAGAAGAAGATGATGGACAAGTTATGTACTTTGAAACTGAGAAAGAAGCGAAGTCATTTCTACAAAGGTTGTATGATGAGAGAGGATATGATATACAAGCATTAGTAGATGACAATGTGCAAATAATGAGGGTACAATGAACATATATGAACAACAGCTTGAAGAAAAAGAAAAAGAGGTACACACTTTGAGAGTACGAATAAAAGAATTAGTGTCAGAGGTATCTGTTTTAAGAACAGAACTAAGGCAATACAAAAGAGTTCAAAGTGATTTTGGATATGACTTGGCAGTAGAAAATCCAGATGCGAGTCACATCAAAGATGAGTAGAGCAAGAGAAAGAAGACTAAAAGCTACAGGTAAATGGTTTAAAACTGTTAAGAAAAAAAGTTTATGGTTAAACCATATCTTTCCTGTTCTTTTAGTTGTTGGTTTTATTTTTTATATTATAAATTTATAGACGAGGATAGTGTAATGAACTTATTAGCAGAAGAAATAAAAGAGCTAATTAAAGAACGATATTATGAGTACCTAGAGGAAGGCTATGAGTCTTTTGAAGCTATGGAGTTAGCTAAAAAAGATGTATATGAAGCTAAAGACTCTGAGATAGGTGCTTTTGATAACCTATATGGTAGTTCTATTGAAGTAGACTAAAATATTATATAAAAAATAATAATTATTTATTGATTATTATTTTAATATAATATATAATTAATTTTTTGGAGAAAACTATGGAGAAAACATGGCTAGACAGGGGTGCTTGTCCAAAGTGTGGTTCAAGTGATGGTAATGTTAATCATTCTGAAGGATATAGCTACTGTTTTTCTTGTAACACAAGATTTGGAGAGAATATGCAACATGAAAAGGTAATACCTATGAAAACTGAGAGTCTAATTAAGACTGTTGGTACTACAGGTGCTTTGACTGAGAGAAATATCAGCAAAGAAACAGCACAAAAGTATCACACACAAGTAAAAGTGAATGGTAATATGAATACACATCACATTTACAAGTATTTTGATAGTGGTGGTAATAATATAGGTAACAAAGTTAGAGATGTGCCTACTAAAAATATGTGGGTAGAAGGAAACATATCAGATGCTACTCTGTTTGGACAAAATTTGTTCACAGGTGGTGGTAAATACATAACTATAACTGAAGGTGAAGTAGATGCTATGTCTGCCTATGAATTATTAGGTAGTAAGTGGGCATGTGTATCTGTAAAAACAGGTGCAGGTTCTGCAGTACGAGATTGTAGAAAAGCATTTGAATATCTAGATAGTTTTCAAAACATAGTCATATCTTTTGATATGGACAAACAAGGACAAGAAGCTAGTGAGAAGGTAGCTCAGTTGTTTAGTCCAAACAAATGTAAGATTATGAATATGGAGTTCAAAGATGCAAATGAATATCTAAAGATGGGTAAGAGAGAAAAGTTCTCACAAGCATGGTGGAACGCACAACCTTACACACCTGCAGGTATTATTAATCTACGAGACCTAGGCGATAAGTTATACACAGAAGACTTTTGTGAAACTGTTCCATATCCTTGGGCTAAACTAAATGATAAGACTTATGGTATGAGAACAGGTGAGTTAATTACATTTACATCTGGTGCAGGTATGGGTAAGTCATCTATTATGCGAGAGATGATGCATCACTTACTCAAGAATACTAATCATAATATAGGTATATTAGCATTAGAAGAAGGTATCAAGAATACTGCATTTAATATTATGTCAGTAGAAGCTAATGCTAGATTGTATATCAAGGAGATTAGAAACAAGTTTAGTATAGAACAACTCAAACAATATGAAAAAGAAACCATAGGTTCTGGTAGGTTCTTTGCCTTTGACCATTTTGGTTCTATAGATAATGATGAGATATTATCTAGAGTTAGATTTATGGCACAAGCACTAGAGTGTAAGTGGATATTTGTAGACCACCTATCTATCCTTGTATCTGGTCAAGATGAAGGAGACGAAAGAAAGTCTATTGATATATTAATGACTAAGTTAAGAAGTCTGGTAGAACAAACAGGTATTGGTATGTTATTAGTATCACATCTACGTAGACCTGCAGGAGATAGAGGTCATGAAGATGGTAAGGAGATTACACTCTCACACTTACGTGGTAGTGCAAGTATTGCTCACTTATCTGATGGTGTTATTGGATTAGAAAGAAATCAACAGGATACTGATGACGTAAAAGCTAACACAACGACACTTAGAATATTAAAGAATAGATATACAGGAGATACAGGTATAGCTACACATTTACATTATAATAAAGAGACAGGTCGTATGAAAGAGATTGACAATCCTTACGAAGTAGATTATAATGCAGAAGATAATAAAGAGGAGGTGCCTTTCTAATGAAATGTTGGCATTGCGATACAGATTTAGTATGGGGTGGTGACCATGATATTGACCATGAAGATGAAGATTATTGTATGGAAACAAATTTATCTTGTCATAATTGTGGTGCTTTTGTATTGGTTTATTTACCAAAAACATCTGAAGATAAACAAACTAAATTATGGGAAGAAGCTAAAGAAGAACCAAAAATGTGGGAACATTATTGTCATGAAGAAAAAACTATGATGGCTACAGGTAAAGGTGAGCCTTGTAACTGGTGTGGAAAGGAGGAAAAAGATTGTGAAAGTTGTTCTTGATATAGAAACAGACGAACTAAATGCTAGTGTAGTTAACTGTATTGTAGCTAAAAATATGGATACAAATGTGTATACAGTATTTGACCCAAGTAATATGCACGTATTTAAAAATTGGTCTAAAGATATTGATAAATATATAATGCATAATGGTTTATCTTTTGATGCTCCTGTACTGAATAGATTATTAGGTGTAGAAATAAAACCTTCACAGGTAACAGATACATTAATATTATCTCAAATGTTCAATCCTCTACGAGAAGGTGGGCATAGTCTTGGAGCATGGGGAGATAGATTTAACTTTCCTAAAGGTAGTATAAATAATTTTGCAGTATATACACATGAACTAAGAAAGTATTGTCAACAAGATGTGGATATAACACACAAGTTATATGAACATTTGAAAAAAGAAGGTCAGGGTTTTTCTAAATCTTCTATTGATTTAGAGCATCAGGTAAGAGTTATTGTAGACCAACAAGAAAAGAATGGCTTTTATCTTGATGTTAGAAAAGCTATGTCTTTATACAATACTCTAAGAGATGAAGCTAATGAATTAGAAAAGTGGGGTCGTATAAGATTTGACCCAACAAGAAAAGATTTAAAAACAAAAATAAAATACATACCTTTTAACATAGGTTCTAGACAGCAGATAGCTGACAGACTTATGGAGATAGGTTGGAAACCTAAAAAGCATACAGATAAAGGTAATGTGATTGTTAATGAAGAGGTATTAGATGGTATTAATTTACCAGAAGCTAAAAAGATTTCTAGGTACTTGTTACTTCAGAAAAGAATAGCACAAATCAAGTCATGGATAGAAGCATGTGATGACAAAGATAATAGAGTACATGGTAAAGTTCTTACTCTAAAGACTGTAACAGGTCGCATGGCACATCATAGTCCTAACATGGCTCA